TGGATTCAGTAGAAGGGTTTGCGATCTTCTCGAAAGCATTAGAAATGCTACCGAAGTCGTTAGAACGCATTTTACGAAGTGTTTGAATATCCATTTATATTTCCTTTGTATGTAATTGTATTACGGTTTATTTTGTCGTATGTGTTGAATTTGAATCTCGTCTTCAACTCCAAAGTCATCATCAAAGATGTCTTCGTCGTCAAAGTCAATATCTTCTTCAACATAACTATTTAGCGTTCTCATACCACCACTCTTACGATTATTTGAGTGTTTTGTATGTTTCCCCGAACGGCTGGAGGGTTCTTCGTCGTAACGACTAGATTGCTTATGGTAGGTCTTACCCATGATATTACAGAGATAGTTCTTCTTTAAAATGATTAAAAACTTTGGCGACTTTTTCTTTATCGTACTTAACAAACCCTTTGAGTTTTTCAGCACGTAAAAGTTTATCACCAAGTACGATCTTTATCATAGGATCGTTTTCCCAAGTATTGATGAACGGTTCTAAGTCATCAATAATCCTCAAAGTCTCAATAGTTATTTTACCTGAAAGAAACATGGAAGTCAATACAGGTAAATCGCCATCTACAACTTTGAAAATTCCATCAACATTAAATTTATGAACATCACACATATTCATAATATTGGTAAGGTCGTCTACAAAAATCTTACTAATTGACTGTTTGCGACGTTTCCATTCCGAGTATAATTCTTCAGCTTCGCTGTTTCCATAAATCGCAGTGTCATTACTATAAGCAAAGTTGGAAACAAAGAACTGGATAATCTCTTTATCGTCATTATATTTCTGTGCTAGTTTTTCAAAGATATATCTATCATTGCGAGCGTTGAACGCATCGCGAGTACCTTTTACATGGCCACGTGTTTCAAATACATTATACTTCTTGGAAGTGAAGTGTAACTTTACAGCCATGTAATATTTGTATGCTTTGAAGCCATCCATAATTACACATCTAATTGAGCTTGCTTTGGGAGCATGTTCGCATCGCGGAAGTCCATTTCAATTTTATCCTTCAAGGACTTATTAATCATAGAAGCGATATCTTCTGGTTCAAGGAAATTCTCTTTGCAATATTCTAGCACAGCATCCATATGAGTAATTCTTTTCTCTGTGGCTTGTTGTTCAATAAAGAGAGAAAACTGATTAGAAGTTTTAAACATCATTTAGAAATCCAATATTCAAGGTGTCTGATTTTGACATTAATGACATCATATTCTTTAAGTTTGGATTTATATAATTGCCAGATTTTTGTGTCTGGTTTTTCATGATCCATTTTATCACCAAACTTATCTAGAAACATAGAGAAGAATCTGTCCATCTTCATCTTCTCTATTTGCAAGTTTGCTTTATCGGAGAGTAGTTCACTTTTTGTTTTCATAATATAATTATACCCTAAAAATAGTTGAAAATCAAGTTATTTCTTGTTCGCCACGTAAACGACGCACACAGAATCAGAGTGACCATATGCACATTTAACAGCGATAGGGTCGATACCTTTTACAATTGCAGATTCAATGTTAGATTTCATCGCTTCATCGCGTTTAATATTATAGTATGTAACACCACTCGCGATTGTAATAATTGAAATTGTAACTGCTACAATAAACGCAATAACGTCGGCTTTCATTTCAATTCCTTCACATCATCACACAAACCAAGTTTCTTAGCTTCAATTGGGCTCAACCAAACGTCTTGTGGTGGAAGAAGAACTTCGCGAATCTTCTTATCTGCAAGCCCAGTGCATTTCTTGTAGTGGTCAATAACCTTCTTAGTGGTCAAGTCGAACTCTTTGATTTGAGCAAACAATTCGTGTTCTTTACCGATAGCACCCCACGAATACTGGTGAGATAGAATAGATGTATTTGGGGTTAAGATACGTTGACCCTTTTCGCCAGCAATGAAAATCATTAAACCAGCAGAAGCAATCTGACCAAGACCAATCGTACGAACTGGGATAGCAGAACCTCGCATGACATCAATCAATGCAAACGCAGCATTAAGATCTCCACCAGGGGAAGTGATGATAAGGTTCATCATCTCTGGGCGTTCTTCAGTGAAGTTAGCCTCTAGAATCCACTCGGTCGCTTGCTTTACAGTAGACAAACTAATTTCTTCCATCATTAGGAAAAACGAGTGTTTAGAATCTCCACCATCGGTGAGTTGTAGGTTTAATTTATTCATCATGATTTCAGCTTTTCCTTGTAAAAAATATGACGACCGATAACAACGGTCTTTTCAACACCACGCCATCTAGGATTGACGTAGTCGGCATGATAGTAAAGAGCGCCATATGTAACGTCTTTCAACTTCTCATAATTTGCATATACGAATAATGCAGCCTCTAAGGACTTTCGATATGCTTCTGTATTTCTATTTAACTTAACTGGCATACAGAACCAGCTGAATTGACAAGTACCTTGTGTTTTCTGTTTAACAACACCACAGATATTCGATGGAAATCTCTCATCTTGAGTTCTGTTTAAAGTGACGAGAGCAACTGCGTGTTTACCGTTTTCTGGTTCATGCCCAGCTTCGTGGTAAATATTTTCAGCCAAGCAGTCTACCTGCTTTTTAGCATCTTTTGTTAGATCGCTATATGCAATCTCCATAATTTTGTTTTGTTCCATTGTATGTCCAAGACCGATTAAGGTGCAAAGTACAATAATAGAACCAAGTAGTATTAATTTTGCTTTACGCATAATTATCTCCTTTGTAAGTTAAAGGATGTGCGAATGCACCTCCCAATCCCTATCAGGTGGACTTTTTGCTTGCCTTTTCTAATGTAGCTTGTGGGATCTGTGAGACGAAACTGTTAAGCTCCGAGGCTTTCTTAATTACTTCAGCTTCGCTTGGAAACGCTGGGAATCCTGGATGTTCAGGAATAGGTTGACCGTGTAATTTAGCAGCATCAACTTTCGCAGCATATTCGTTGGAGACTTTTTCACGATTGCCGTAATAGTCTTGTTCCAACATATCTTTCGCCATTTTTAAAAGTTCTAGGCGAATCTCGAACGGTGTCATATTTGACATATTATCTCCTGTGTGTAAACGGTTCAGTGTGTGCCAGCAACCGTGAGCTGGTATATTATTTAGGTAATCTCATAGCAACGAAATGTACATCAGGGTTATTGATATGTACCTTATTCCAAACTCTGCGCCAATTCTTAATAAATCTTGTATCACCAAGAGTAGTTTGCTGAATCAATTTACCAGTTGTTGATGACACTGTGTTATCAAAAATAGAGTCACAACCCCATAAATGAATTTCATCACATTCAGTATTTTCAATCAAATATTCAGCTGCATAATGTGCAGCGTTATACCAGTCTTTTGGTTTAAAAACATCCAATATAATAAAGTTCTTTTCAATACGAAATTCTTTGAACTTTTCAAACACCTTAGTAGATATTATAACTGGAACCTGAATTAAAGTCAAGTCATTTTTAAGAATCCACGCAATCTCCTCATCACAAATAACAGTAGCATCTACGCTGAATTCTTCGCTTGGGATATTACAACCAAGAACATACTCTCCAGTTCTATCGTAGGCTTCTCGACTCGGTCCATTTCCTAAAACGACACCTAACATGACATCTCCATAAAAATGATGGGTTATTCTGTTACGAGGAAACCCACCGAAACCCTAAGCAGCGATTAGGCTGCTAATGCGAAAACGTTATCGTTTGCATTTACTTGATTTGCTTGATTTACGGTCATCGCCTACCGTGTTGCCGTCTCTACTATCTACCCCTGTCGAAACCATGGCATCCCCATCAGAAACATTCTATGTTGGGCTCGAACCAACGACCTGTTCGCTATCTAGAATTTTACCGAACCGCTCTACACAACTGAGCTAATAAAATGTTTTTGGTGGAGATGGGGGGAGTCGAACCCCCGTCCAGAAGTCCTTCGCTTTGAAGGGATTACAACAATTCTGAGTTCTTTTGCCTTTCTGCATCTTTTGTTTTATCTCTACAATTGTAGAACAAAAGAAACACTACTAGGCAAAAGAAAAACACAAAGTATATCATAATTATACTATGACTTTTATATAAAGTCAAGCCTTTTTAGTTACATAACGGTCTTTCAAAGCATTAAAGAAAGAAGCATCGTCCTCAGTCACTTCAACTGACTCAACTTGTTCTCTAAAACCTCTAACGTAGTTCTCAAGTTGCGAAAAATCACCTTCGTATTTGAAGTTCTTTGTGACATGTTTGGTGTCGTAGATATCCATAAGAATGTGATAACGATCTTCATTAGAATCATTTCTAATTTGGTGCCATAGGTTGGCCCAAATAATATATGGGTGGCCTTCAGCTTTCATATTTAAATGATCACCTCCACAAATATGAACGCACTTTTCATTAGTCCATAAAGGAATATGCAATCGCGCCATATATTCTGTTGTATCCGCATCTCTGTGTACTAGGCTCTTACAACCTGCCTTCAAACAAGTTATTCTAGCACGACGAGGTGTTAGACCCATATCTTTAAGCGTCTCAATAACTTCTCGGATATAACCAACATACGCTTGTGTTGGTTTGTCGTGTTCTAAACTATGCGCGATATTAAAATGTTTGTTCGCTTTTAATATTAGTTCTTGTGTTGGCAACATCTGTTCTAACGAAGTACCAGTTTCAGTTTGAATAGCTTCCCACCCGTCTTTCCAGTCAGCCGAACGACTCAAAAGAGTCCAACCGCCGAAACCATGATACTGAGGTGTTTCGTATTCTTCACCTTGGATAACTTGATCACCTAAAGTGAATACATGTTCTCTAACATCTTTTCTTAATCGTTCAATATCAAATTTAACATCCAACTTTTCATACCACATAACCAGTTTCCTTTAACATTTCATATACTTCTATATATTTGTATTTTGTAGTTCTCAACGCTAGTGCTTTTCGATCAGTTCCGTTGGTATTATGCACAGTATGTATTAGAGATACATCCAACAACCACGCTTCACCATTCTTTGCTGTAAAGTTTCCTACCTCGCTAAGAGTATTCTCATCGTAAACTCCACTAGAATAATCTACTAGATTGTTTATTTCAGCAAGTTCACCATTCGCGAAGAACGCTGTTTTGTATTCTCCACCTGTTTCTAGATAGAAATTGATTGTTGCTTGATAATCTCGATCAATGTGCGGATATATTTGAGAATTTATAGTCATTAGGGTAAAGTCAAAATCGTTCCAATACCTCTTAGGAATCACCTTATAGAACTGTTCAGCGTCTGGACTCCACACTTTCTTATGACCAACACCCTTACCGTCAATACCAGCAAAAGAAGTTAGACCGTCAATAGTTGTGAAAAGGGGTTTCTCAAAATTATATTCTAGTTTGGAAAACATCCAGTCTCCTTAATCATATCAACCACAGCTTCATAATTGTGTACAAATGTGCCGATTGTAACAGCTTTCCTAATCCCAGTAACATCACCTTCAACACTGTGGATTTTCTTAACATCTAAAACCCAACACTCCAACGGCTTTGCTCTAAATCTACCAACTTCCTTTAAATCTTCTTTCTCGAAGATATACCCGTCAATTTGATTCTCGATTTGAAATTTTCTCGGCGTTTCAACAGTTGGCTCAAAGAAAATAGTATCTACTTCTTCACCGCCAGTTTCTAAGTAAAAATTAATCGTTGTGATAATATCCGTGTCGGTGTGAGCAGGAATATCTCTATTGATGGTCATAATAGTCAAATGAAAATCATCCCAATATCGTTTTGGAATAATACTCATTAATTTCTCAACATCAGGCGACCATATTTTCTTATAGTCAATACCACGACCCTCGTGACCAGTAAATCTTTTCAAACCCTCTGTAACAACATACAAAGGTTTTTCAAACTCATAATTAACTTTACAAAACATTATTCTGGCTTCCATTCTTTAATTTTGGACATTCTACCTGCCCAAGTTTTAAGAATAACCGTATTGGATGCGTTCGGGTCAACTACTTTACGAATATCAGTTGTTAGTGAAATACGCAAATCATCTGACATATTAGGGTCAACGCCATGAAGGATATAATTTGGGAAGAAGATTAAACGACCTTCAACTGGTTTAAATCGTCGCGCACGAACGTATGGAGAACCAGATAACTTGTTATGTTCAAAATCAATAGCGCCAGCAGTATCGAATAACACAATATCACCACACCCTTCTTTGGCTTTAACATAATAAGTTGCGGCAATTGCTGATTCTGTGTGGCCATGAACTTCTAAAGATTCTCCTGGTTCACGAACATTAATCCACCCCATAAAGTGTTCGCACCCCTTAATATTGAGCATTCTGATCTCGGGGATTTCTTTAGTTATGGTCATTGTGACCACATCAATAATCTTATCTTTAATTTCTTGAAGGTGAGGATACTTATGAGCATAATCCCAAATACTATTACTCGGAGATGTATCAATACCTAATGTAATATTCCGACCAATGTCGTAGATCTCTTCTAGAAGAGCTTCATTCCATTCTTGATCATATCCAAGGTCAACTTCCCAAATTGGGCTTTTCCAAAACATATTTTGTGCGTTTTGGTACCAATGATATTGTTTTCTATCTTCTTCTGTTTTAGGATTACCCATAATATACTCCTCTAAATTGTTAAGGGATCCTAGGATCGCGATCCTAGGATCCCTTTTATTTAGAAACAAAGATCTTTCACAATCCTTTTCTAGTTTTCCACTCTTCAAATTCTTTAATCAGTTGTTTTGGTCTTTCATAGTCGATTACCATGTTAGATTTCTTTGCATGGTTTTCAAGTTTTAACCAAGGTTGTTCGTTACCACGAGCATATTCGAACATGATATTATTATCATCGTTAATTATCTTAGCGAGGATATCACCAAACATATAGATCATATGAAAATATTTGTCTTTATCCGCTTGATCTAAGTTAATTACACGTTTGTAAATATATTCACCAAACCAATGCTGGATATGGTCGTGCATGTACGTCATAGCAGAACCATCAACTAATGGGATTGGGACGTTTACTGGCGGTGCAATTGGTTCGTGGGGTACAATACCAAGACCAAGATCTAATAGATCTTGTTCAACCAATTCTGGTAATGCACCTTCTTGTGTTACTTCATCAGTCATGCTAAAATCTCCTTATTCTTTTTCTTAAATAGAGATTGAACTTTATCAATAACTGTCGCTGTATAATACAGCGCTGGACACACAATCCATAAAGAATAGGTTCCAATCAAACCAAAATCTCTTGCAGGTAATTTGTTAACCAATTTAGAAAGTGGTTTTCCAAGACCCATAATAATGCGACCAACATTATTATCTGTATCTCTATATCCCATCAACCAAGCCATATGCTCAGACCACGGGGTTGCTACTTTATGCGCCCATTTAATTGTTGCGGCTTTTTCGGCTTCTTTACGTCTAGATTTTGGTACCCAGAACATAAAGTCTTTAGCTTTGCCTTCCATACCTTGAACGATCAACGTGGCCCAACGAATATAACCAGCGTGAACTTCTGGTTCTTCTCTTTGCATTTTTAAACCAAACATTTGATCAGCAAAGAAAGTGTTTCTTGGCATCATACCAAGTTCAAACAATTTCGTACAAATAATCTTAGAACAGTTGCAGTTATACGAGTAACAGTTGGCGTTTGAATTGCAGTTATATGTACACGCGCAGTTACAATTACTCTGCAACCAACTTTGAGTGTCACAGTTCGCGCAGTTAACAGTTGCACAGTTCGCGCAGTTATTACATTGAATATTACCACAGTTGCAGTTGCAATTATAATCGCAGTTAGCACCGTTGTTTGTACAGTTGCCATCTTGGTTTCTTTGGTAATATGCCATACCCCAGAAACCAGCTAAGTTCGGAGTTGCTGGTCGCTGAGTAGACTTAATATATCCGTTCAACCAGTTAAGGTCGGTGTCCGCACGTGTTGCACTTTGTCCAGTTTCTGTCAGGACTGAGCCAACCCCTATTGTATTTGGCGATACTGGTAATGTCATTTATAATCCTAAAAATAGCATTTCTATTATTTATTACTGTTCCATTCTAGACTTACCAAAAACAACGACTTCGTCAATCTGACCAACTGGGTCGTGGACGACTTTCAATGGAATAACCTTCTTCAAAGGTTTTTCTTCGTGTTTATATTTTTCACCCCAAATATCTTGGCGTTCTAGCGGAAGAGTGTCGTTATTGAATGTTACTGGTACAAACCCACCAGTAATTTGCAAGAAAGTAACAGCAAACAGGGATACGTTATCAGAGAAAGCATTATTACAGCTAGTTTCCCAAAACTTACCCTCTAAGAACATACAAGCACCTTTACATAGATGTAATACTGGGCAGCTTGAACAGTTTTCTCTATTAGACCAATGAGTAGATGTATTTAGTTTAACATTATCATAATCATCTAAAGTACCAATTTTATGAGATTCGCCATTCATTGCAGTTTCAACAGCACTCACGTTTTGACACGTGATGACATTACCGCGCAGATCTACTGAAATCACGTTTGGGCCATCCATACCACACTTCTGGCCGAGATAATCTGCGTTAGAGTGCGATAGTAAAGATTGACCAAATTCTAAGGTTTTACCGATAATAGAAGTGAACCCAATTTTACCTTCAGCCTCAACGATCTCACCGAATGACTGTTTTCTAAAATTAAAGTGGTCTTGTTTGGTTTGTAGAGAATTAGTAACACCATCTTCGTCATATGCATCAACGATAGTACCCTCGCCCAACTGAACATTCTCATCACCAGTGAGGTTAACGAACCATTGATGAATTGCCTTTCGCGAAGTGTTCTTTGCACTCAACATGGAGTTAAAACTGAATCCTTTGTTCAACCTAGTCATCATTCTATAGAAACCAAGAATTCTTTCTTTAGTTTCTGGATCATCGAATGGGTCAGGGCCACGAACAGATTGCCCTGGGCCATCGTGAGAAATACTAACGGTAAAATTCATCATCATTAACCAATCGATGATTTCTTCTGAAAGAATAGATCCGTTGGTAATGATGGAAAACCTTGGTTTAATATCCCAAGACTGGAATCTCTCGAGGATAGCCTCGGCGAGCGGTTTTAAAGTCTTCCAATATACTAGAGGTTCTCCACCCCAAAACTCCACGCGCAGACCTTGCGATTCATCAAACTCTAATACGCTCAACTTTTCTAAGAAAGCGTCAATGTCTTTCTTAGAAGTTTCTGGAGCACGCTCAACGAATTTTTGAGAACAATAATCACAAGTGTAATTACAGCTCAAACCTAATTGGATTTTTAGATGATTGATTGCTTTGGATTTACCAATAGGCGAATCCTTGCTAAAACTCTCATATTTTCTGATATTCGGGTTTTCTTTAAATTCCGAAAACTCATATACATAACCGTCGTCGTTAGACAACGTGTTGGTCATGTTATCGTAAAAGAACTTCTTTTTAGTGCCATCTTGAATATGTTCAGCATCAATTTCAAAAATCATATGTTTATCCTGTGTTAGTCGCTTTGTATTTATATACCATACTTCTGACGATAGTCCATTCTAGACTTACGGAACCCTGCAATCCACCCATCGCGCTTCTCAACGAATACACGTGGAGCATCATCATCAATTACCATAAGGATAACTAGACGACCAATTGGAATACCTGTGCGTTCTTCAAACATTACAGCATATGCTGCAGTTTGCTCAAAGTAGTTATGAATTTCATCACGTTCTTTAACTCTGGATGAAGTCTTAAAGTCAATGACGGATAACTTACCTTCATACTCCGCGATACAGTCAACTGTTCCTGCGGCTTTGAGGTAATCTGAATACAGTGGCGTTTCAAGGCAGTGAATGTTATCAATCTTATCAAGAAGTGGTCGCATTGTACTCCACATATCTTGATCGAACATATCAATTTTTACTTCATTACCTAGTAAGAAATTTTCGCAGAATGAATGAATGCGAGTACCACGATCAAGTGCCCGCTGAGTAATTTTGTTTGCTTCATCCACACCAACGCGTCTTTCCCACGCTGCTCGATCAAACGTGCTATTAACTCCAGTGATGGATGTGACTGAAGGATAACTATTACCTTCAGGGGTGACATAAACACGTCTCCCATCAGCATTAGTTATCCTTTCTAACTTCGCAAAATCATGATGTATAAAAGTTTTCATTTATCTTTCTTCGTAGTCCTCGTAACGTAACTTGGCGAGGATATAATCTTTTACTAATGAAGAACGAACAATATCATCAGGGGTAAACTCAATTCTCGTAAACGCTTTCATATGTTGCGCAATATCAAAGAATTTGAGAATACCAGACATGTCATTCTTTTTCTTATTTAAGTCGGTTTGGCGATAATCACCGCACCAGATAATCTTCGAACGATAACCAACACGAGTCATAACTGTGTCGATTTCTTCATAGGTTAGGTTTTGCATTTCGTCAACGATGATAATTGCATCATCGAATGACATACCCCTGATGAACGATGTAGAAATAAATTCAATGTGGTGTTGCTCTTCCAACCGCTGGTAGGCATCAGGTCTTCCAAAGAGAGTCGTACAGATTTGTTGGTACGGTTGTCGATAGATTTCTGTTTTTTCATTTAGGTCTCCAGGCAAGTGACCAACTTCACGAGATGGCACTGCTGAACGAACGATAATAATCTTATTGAACGGATTGCTCTTATCAAGAACTTCTTCAAGTGCTTTATATAAAGCGATGAACGTTTTACCTGTACCAGCTACTCCATGTAGAGCAATAAAATAATCTTGCCTCTTATACGCATCATAAAATTGTTTTTGGTGCGCAGTTAATGGGTCAAACGTTTTTAAATCGTCAATTCTAATTTTCAAAGAGTTATTTACTTTAACGTCTTTTGGTTTTTCAATTAATTCATTATCTAGAGTTTTTGCTGTGCGCTTTGTCGCCATGCATACTCCTTAAAGTTGTGTAGATCCGCTATCTTTCATTCCACCAGGAACTCGTTCGTTAATTTTTTGAAGCACCTCCTTAAAACCTGTATCTTTTTTAATAGTGATGTGATCACCAGCGAACGCAGGTGCGCTCAATAGTGCTTGTTCGATATGGGGGTTGTCAAGTAGATATTGCTCTTTCTCAGCAATCTTCATAATTTTCTCAAACACTTCGCCAGTGTCTTTATTTCTAAAATCATATGTTGGCATTATAACTCCTTACGAATCTATTTAGTGTACCCACTCTGGTGTTGGACGATTTTTCCACTTCAACATAGAAGTTTTTGCGCCAAGGTAATATGCACGATATGACTTAACAGTGTAGTCAGGTTCACTGCGGTCAAACTTATATTCATCAGGCATTGCTCGCCACGGGGCAGAGAAACCTTCGTCTTTAGAAATATTGGTTGGTGGATTCTTGAGGTGTTTAGCAAGACGCATTGATGCGTGAATCTTACCATAGCGATAGTGGTATTCGCGCATCAGTTCAATCCAGAGAGTGAACAAGTGTTTGTAATTTTCAAGAGAATGACGACACCACTTAGCGGAAGGGTGATTGATGTGCGATGCTTTGTAAAGAACTTCGTCACGTTCGTCGGGAAGTTGCCAGCGTTTGGCTTTACGACCAGAATTAGAAAGACCTTGAACTTCTGTACCGTCAAGAAAGCGATGAGCGGTGGACAGAAGTTGTGCGTATTCTAGAATCATTTTGACCACGTGTTTGTCAACGTGATGCTGAGCGCAGATGACAGGATCGGGGTGTACATAAAAGATATTCATACTATAATTATACCCTAATCCTGAATTAAAGTCAAGGGATTATTGAACCATTATTATCCATCATAACACGTGGTACATCAGACCAGAATTGCTTTACAGTACCAGAACCATATTCATCATGTTCCCAAACTTGCATTTGCAACTTAACCTTCTCAATCTTACCAGTTTCATTTATAATCTCAGCAACGCGAAACTCATATGATACTGGTTTAACAAATGGAATCATTTGCGCCACTGGAGTTGGCGCTGTTACACTAATATGTTTTTGTGTTAATTGACTCATAATACCATCCTGAATAAACCAATCAAATCAATTGTCGTAAGCAAGACGTAGTTTGCAAGCATTCCAAATGATCGACGAGTAAAGGCAGCCCAAGCGTACATAGCACAACCGCTAATCCAAACAGGATACAAGTAAATAAGAGGCGGATTAGGGACGGTGATCGCCATAGTGATACTGCACCCAATACTAAGAACCCAAGCAAGAAGCTCGATAATAAAACGGAAAGGGTTGGAAGTGAAGTCATCGCGAATCCAATCGAAAGTTGGTTTAAAAAGGTCAAGCATGGATAGCTCTTATCTGAAGAATAGTTGAATCCAAAATGGAGATACTATTAGAAGAATTGGTATGAAGAATACCGTGCCCACCTGCTTCGATAAAGGGTGTAATACAACCAACAGAATCATCAATAAGAATAGATCTAGGATTGGCATATTTCGCTTTCTCCTGTTTATTATGAACGAAATTGGCGCGATACGGAATATTCTTAGCGTTCAACCATTTCAACTTCTGCATTTTTGCAGCTTCAGCTTGAAATGGTTCATGAGTACCCATTGATGTTAGAATCTCGACGGTCACACCATGCAACCTAGACGCGTGATTCAGCAACTCTTGAGCGTCTGGCATGAAATCCAACTTCTCAAAAATCTGGTGTTCAAGAACCGCAGAACGAAACTTCTTTCGGTCTTCTTTGTTGGGGTCAAACTTTGTGTACTCTTTATTAAAGTCGGCGAGTACACCATCCATGTCTAGGTATAAGGTAATCATTTTACAAATTGTTCAAAGTTAGGTTCAGCCCATCCTTCTGGTTTCAAGATCTTACCGTCTTCACGACGACGAACTAAACCAGTGGTTGGATCAATTTTAGAAAGGTTAGATTTGGCACCTTCAATCCATGCGGCATCAATATCCCAACCACGCGAACGGACATATCCAACGATAACCCAAATCATATCAAAGCAAGCATCAAGTCGTTCTGTGTCATCATTGGCTTCATCAGCTTCCCAGAACTCTTTGATTTCCTCGCGAATCAACTCTTTATACAAAAGCGATTGAGGGTTTTCGTCAGCAACAAACGGTGGTGGGTTTTGTCCAACAGCGTTTAGGAAGGTTTCTACGTCTTTAAATGGAGTCATCGGTTTCTTTCTGTATCGTAATAGTGTTTAGAGTGTGGTGCTTCAATGGTAAGTTGTCCATCAAAAATATAACCAGCCCCACGAAGGAATTGTTCAAGGTTCATAAGAACATCGGGTAAATACTCAGCATTAAATTCGTGAGTAACAACGTGTGTATCTAGATCGCAAGAGTGATCGCATACAAGGGTAAATTTAGTCATGTTCTTCCATACTCCATATTAGACGAGCAATTCGCTCTTTAAGTTTCCCATTTTCATTTTCAAGTTCAGAGCAACGACGCATATAGTATTCCAATGCATCGTCACGCTCCTTATCTGTCTTATCAAACTCTTCCGTACGAATCATGACTGAACCCATTCTTCAGCAATTGCTTCGGCTTCTTCCTCGCCAGTACAACTCGCTGTAAAATAAGATCCTGAGTCATTTTTCATACGAACAATGAATCGTTTAGTACCAATTTCCTTAATGACAGTGGCAACTCGCGAACCATCATCAGAAAGATACTCTGATAATTCTTTGTATGCTTTAATTTCACTCATACTTCTACAACCTTCAACTCAAATTCAACAGAAATTTGCTCGTGGCCAATGTAACCACGTGGATTACAGACGATTCGAGTGTCTCCAATCATGTAATCGTAACGTTCATGAGTGTGACCATGAGTCCACAAAGCGATTTGAGGGTGATCGATGATGTAATCTTCGTAATTATTGTGATAACCACCGTTCATGATCTGATCATCCTTGTAACGAGGGTGACAAGATTGATGAGAAGGGGTGTGGTGACCAACAACAATCACTTTTTCACCTTCTTTGGCTTCAGAAACTACAAATTTGATGAACTCGAAACACTTCTTGTTCTCGGCAACAGCGTCTTCAGGGGTGAATTTAGCTGGTCGAGTCTTAAAAGTAGGGATCTGACGACCTTCTTCAGTCACTTCAAAGGTCTTGAAGCTGACTTCATTGTGAGAATTTTGGATGATGCGGAAATCATTCATGTAATCCTTCATTTGATACAGGGTCAACGGGTCTTCGTTGTTCATGTCAGTCCATAGAGTGGAGCCAACGAACGTGTAATCACCGACTTTGAACACTTCTTTATCAAGAACATGAACGTTTTTCAAGTAAGCCAACTTGCGCTTCAACTCGGAAGTGGTGAATTTGAAGTCCCCATGGTAATGCTCATGGTTACCAGCAACATAAAGTACGTGGGGGAATGCTTCCGAGCACTCTTGAAAGAATGTATGGAACATTTGCGAACGATAACGCGCAAATCCAAGCTCGTCTTGACGACGATCGTACATGTCTAGGTCACGTTCAACTAAAATATCACCAGAAAGGATGAGAACTTCTACATCTCCTGGGTTTTCCAACGTCAGTGGACCAAATTCCAAATGGACGTCACTGCACACTGCTATTTTCATTTTTATCTTCCTTGTAATATTTGTACAGTTTCACCTGATTGG